GCAATCGGGAGTAGAAGACTGACTATCTTCAGACCAAGCATCAGCATACCAAGACTTGGATAGCTTTGGATTCGCACCGACAATGACAACATCTATACTGTAATCCAGTACAGTCTCCTCGTCACCACTGACAGCACGAAACTGTGAGCCTTTGATAGATATCTTCGGTGCAATCATTTATCGTCTGCCTTATTAACAGGCTTACGAACGTTGACATCTATTCGTGTGCCATAATTAACACCATCGGGAACAGCTTTGTTGTGGTCTATATAACCACGCACTGCTGTCTTACTGACTCTTTTCTCTAGCATATCCCATGCTTCATTCTTTTGAATAAAACCTAAGACTGCATCCCAATCTCCCACTTGGGCAAAGTCGGTAGTCGTTATGAATGCTGTACCAAATGGTGTCTTCTTAGAAGTTTCACCATCCGCATCCATCTTTTCTTTTAGCCACGCTTCAAGTTTGAGAAGATTAGCTTTTATATCTGCGACCTTCTCTTTGGTCTCAGACTCTATAGCTTCCTTCTGAGTTCTCAACTTGAGGTATGTGGCAATAACTTTATCTGTAGTTAGTTCCATAGTTACCTCGTTTCCTTCTGTATAAGGTCTAGTAAAAGACCTTGTAGTTTTTGTTTATTTTTTAATCTCTCGTACATCTTATACTCTAAGTCTGTTGACTCTATGTGTATGACGTTTGAGACATGTTTCTTACCTATCCTTTCAATGCGACCATTCGCTTGAATGTATTGCTCGTTGCTTGTTACTGGCCCATACCACACCACAGTGGATGCAGAGGTAAGAGTTAGACCATGTGCCATAGTCGCAGGGTGAGCAATTAGTACATGTGGATTCTTTTCATTCTGAAAGTTATGGAATATGGTGTTTCGTTTTGAAGCTGACACTGCTCCATTAACAACTGCTACATCCCAAGTCTTTGAAAGTTCTCTCTCCAACATGTTTAATGTTCCTGTAAGGGGAACAAAAACTATAACCTTGCCTCCTACTTCTTCTATAATCTCCTTAACAACTTTGACTCTTGGCGAACAATCAACTTCGATGTGTCGTCCATCATCTCCGTACACTACACCACAACTTATCTGCACAAGCTTCTGTAACTTCACGGCTTCATTGACAGCAGTGATTGTTCCTTCTTCTTCCAACTGAGTTACAAAATGCTTTAGCATTATTGAGTAGTGTTTCTTTTGTTCGGGGGTGAGGTCTATCTTCCTTGTTTGATAGACTGTATCGGGTAGGTCTAAGCATTCTTCCCTAGTGTATCTAACAGCAGGGTATAGAATATGTTTAACTATCTCTATTGATTCGGGTCTTGGTATCCACTTCCACTGGCCTATCTTCATCATCACAGCTTCCTTAAAAGCAGTGAATGTTTTTGTACAGTGTGGACTATCCACTAGCTTTGCTAATGCCCAAGCATCTGTCGGATCATTCGGTGTGGGTGTACCTGTCATCAACCACAAACGAGTTCTCGGGTGTTTGTCCATAAACTTCCTGAGCGTCTTGAATCTGTTTGTTGATGGGTTTCTAAGAACGGCGGCTTCATCTACAATAACAAGGTCAAACATGTTGACAGCATCATCGGATATAATATTGAAACCATCGTGGTTTATAATATAGAAGTCTGCTTCTGTCTTGAGTAGCTTCTTCCTTCTTGCACTTGTTCCATGCAAGGTTACTGATGTACGATTAGGGAAGTTCATAAAGATACCATCACCCCACACTCTCTCAAGTGTAGACAGTGGTGATATAATTAGAACCTTCTTAACTTCTCCTATCTCCATAAGATAATCTGATGCCCACAATGCTGACTGTGTTTTACCAGTTCCTATCTCATTAAGTACCAATGCCTTTCTGTGCATTGTAAGGAAAGCAGAAGTCATACGTTGATGTTCGTAAGGTGTGAACCTACCTTCCCAATTATAATAATGTAGGATTGGTGATGGCGCTTCGAACCCTAAGTTCCGTAGTACCTTAACTTCGTCTAGTTTGTGTGGTGCTACAACGAGTTCTGCTCCGTCATACTTTAGCATGCGAGCTGTAGGTATGGTCTTTAGTATCTGATTAGGATGCTTGGGTTTAATAGCAAGAGCCTTTGCTTGTTCAATAACAATCATTGTCCGCCCTTAATATAAGTAATAACTTCTTGTATAGTTTCTTTATCGTAAACTAAAAAACATTTGCCACCTTGCATCTCTATCTCCTTCATCGTTTTGGTTTGCAGTGCAGTCGGCTTCTTACTCTTATCAGCCTTGCACTCTATACCTACAAATCTACCCCTAACTATGGCTACCCTATCGGGTATACCTGCCTTACCGAAAGGCCCACTCTGTGGACTGTAAAACCAAACGTTAAGTTCCTTGAGTGACTTATCTAACCAACGTTTAATTTTTCCCTCGGGGGTATTACTCATAATATAATTATCTTTACATAGATGTCAAGTTGAATATTCACAAATATTTTTTGCAGGGCAAAACCTACATAAACCACTAGGCTTTGGTGGCCATTTATTATTTATAAGCGACTGGTTTATACGTTCTGTTTTGCTTAGTAACTTTACCCACATGTCATCCGTTTCTACTCTACGATATGTATGCGAGTCTAGTGCCATATCCTTCAGCCATACAAAAGTTGACTGGACTTTCTTTACACTTGGAAAGTGTTGGAATACTTGCAACGCAAACATTTCTAACTGTGAGAAATCGGGTCTACGTTTACCTGTCTTCCAATCCATAACAATAGCCTTATCATCAAGCACAATTAAGACATCAAGTATGGATCGTAGCCATGCGTCTTTCTCCCACCAAGTTGTTGGTGTAAGGTTTTCAGTTAGTGTTAGCTTCTGCTCTACCTGTAAAGTTCCACCCATATCCTCTATGCTTTTACATAGAGGTTCATAGGCTTCAGACTCAGTAGGTAATGCCACCTGTTTATCTAGCCGATGTTCAAGTGCTTCGTGTACTCGTTCACCATAGATAGTGGCATCACTACCTGTGTCCTTTACTTCTTTAGTTACCCTCTGATGGTAGTATCTTTTAGGGCAGTTCTCATACATTTTAATAGATGAGAATGAATGTGATAACGTCATGTAGACATCCTCTTCATTATGTCATACTTCAACATTTCAAGTATAGCTACAGTTTCTGTACTGTTTTCTAGTATACTAGAGAACCTTACATATTCTCCATCTAACTTTACCATGACAAGTAGTTCCTCTGCCGTAGGGTTCTCCTTTACAGCATCAGATACCTTACTAAGTATCTCAAGTATTCTTTGTTTCTTATCGTTGTGTGCCTTAAATTCGTTAGGCAAATCATCTTCGTTTATCATTTAGCTTCTCCATAATTATAACCTACACCCGACTCACATGCAACAGGCAAGTCCTTCGCCCAGCGGGGTGGTGTGGACATTTTCCTCTCAACAAGTTGTTGTGCGTGTGCTGTGTCATGTTCCCGGGTAGTGATAATCACTTCATCATGTACTTGAAAAGCAACATGATATGACTGTCCGATTGATGCCATCTGTTCTGCAACCACAATCCTAGCCAAAGCCTGTACCACATTCTCTGTAACTTTACCTCCGTAAATCCTAGTCCAGTCAATCTTCTGCTGTTCACCAGTCAGTAATCTTTTCTGTGTAAGTTTACGGAAAGTCCTAGCGTCAGATATATATTCGAAACCATCAGCCGTATTACGCAACGCATGGTATTTTATCTTCAGTCCATTGGGTAAAGTTATACCATCCTTATCATAAGGTAGTAGTTCACATATGTTACCCGATGCACCCGACAACATACCAGTAAGAGCATGACCACAGCTATGCCATAGTGATACTATCTTATGGTTCTTTTGTCGGTATAAGTTTACAATACGTTTGGCTTCGTTCTCATCTATATCCACAGCAATACCACCTTGCCCAAGAGCAAGAGTGGCTCTAAACTTTACATGACCCATGCCATACCCGAGTCCAAGAATACAAGTTTTACCTACAAACCTTTGTATCTTATCATCTTTTGTGACCTTCTTGCCATAGACTTCAGTAGCAAATTCACTGTATACATCACGCCCCTCACGGAACGCTTGCACAAGATCATCTTGTCCTGCGATATACGCAACCATACGGGCCTCTATCTGTGACGAATCACAAGCAATCATCACATCACCTTCGGGTACAGTAATAGCTTTACGAATCGCACCATTTCTAGGTAGGTTCTGTAAGTTTAACTTATCACCACCACTAAACCTACCTGTATGTGCGCCATAGTAGTTGAGCATAATAGGTAATGCCCCCCTGTCTGCCACCTTCATAAGGTTTTCAGTCCTAGTTTCTTCGATGGTAGACTTCGTACCAAGTCTTGCCGCCACTAGAGTTTGCACCTTTTGATTAGGGTGGTCGAGTAGAGCAGTAAACTCTTTGTCTGTCTTTGCAAACGCATAGGTTTCTTTACCAGTGCGTAGGCTAGTCTTCATCGGTGGTTCAACACCAACAGTTTCTAGTATCTTTGCAAAGATTTGATTAGACATAAGAGCCTTCTTAACTCTGTCCTCACTAATACCTTTAAGTGCTAGGGATTCAATCAGTTGCTTCTTATCTTCTTTAACCTTTTGCAGATGGTTAGATAGTACCCCCCTGTCTAGCTTAATAGTAGGCTCAGTATACATACGGATTGTTTGATCTATAATCATAAGTTCAGACACAGGTACTTTCTGTCTAAGCTTTTGAAATAGTTTGTATGTTAAGTTTACATCTTGCAAACAGTAGTCAGCATACTTGTCAAGTTCTTGTGGTGAGAAGTCATTGCGTTTCTTACCCAAACCTTGTATAACTTCATCCCCTTTTTGACCAAGGTTATAGAAGTTTGCTAGTGCCTTGAGAGAACCCCCCACAGTAGAGTGGTGGAAGGGTCTAGCCATAGACAAAGTATCAAACCAAAACCTAGGCTTGATACCATACAACCAAGATAGTATAGCACCATCGAACACAGTATTATGTGCAAGGATAGAATCTTCTGAGTAGTCTAGTGAGTTCAGAAACCTACCGACATCCCCCCCACTATACCAATCGGGTGGGTTATCATCTACCTTTACACCCACACCAATAACCTCAAAGCGAGGGTCTCTAACGTAGGCTTCAGTTGTCATCTTGGATAGGGAATACTCACGACTATAGTATGTTTCAAAGTCAATCGTGATTACTCTCATTGCTCCCCCCTTGCAGGAACTTGTTCTCCTGCTAATGCACCATAGCCACACATGTCCACATAGTTATCAACATGCTCGGGGTTCTGTTTTATTCTAGCTACTTTCAGTAGAGCCAACATAACTGGTACATCGTGGGGGGTAAACTCAACCCCCTTGTATGTAGTCCACAACTCTGCTGTAACTCTAGCATTATCTGCAAAGTCTCCGTGGTCATCTTGTCTGTCTACCGATGTTAGCTTGTCTGCTTTCTTTAGTATGTTACCTCGTTTATACTTAGCATTCTTTCTGCTCATCGTTACCTCCATGTAAAGTGAATAATTCCACACCTTTACCACATTGTAAAGAGTGTTCGTTACAAATGTTTACAGCTTGACCTGCCGTAGCACCCATTGCTAACGCACCAAGTGCTAACTCCTTCCCATCTCCGAACGCACAATATGGTGCATCGTATGGTAGCAACATCTTGTATGATAATTCATACAGTCCTTCCTTCTGCACTACGATTAGCTTCGCTTGACTAGGTGGTACATCGGGCATTATGTCGGGCATACCCTGTTGATACCACTCGGACAGTTGTCTAATGTAGTGTGCTAGTCCAACACCTGTAATGATTACTACTTCTTTATCCTTGCTCATGCCATACCAAGCCTTTGATGACTCCCATTTCTGAGAGCCATCGTTAGCCATTCTGTCAGTAGCAAGG